TGCGTGACCGCCATTTTTTTCACATCGTAAAATCATAGTAATATTCAGATTTTCCAAGAAGCCATCCGCTAGATCCAAGACGTCTTGTTTCGACTTCCACCAACTTCTGGTTTTCGTCATTTTGCAATTCCTTCACAAGATCGCGCCATTTTCCATTTCTGAAAACAAGCGTTTTGACTTCGCCGTCCGGCTTATGGTGATACGAATATTCTTGGCAATCGCTCATTCCGTTATGGTCGATTCTTTGCGCTTTCATTTCTCGAATCTTGATTTTTTTTTCGCTCAAGATTTCGATTACTTCGAAAGGATGGCGGTCAGTATAGAGCAATTGCGTCACGCCCATTCCGATTTGAGGCGCGGGCATCTTCATGTTTTCAGCTATCCGATTGCAAACGCTACCGTGCCAATTAATCTTTCCCATGTTTTTATCCTCTTGTTTAGTTTGTTAAAAAATGCCCGTTTGATGAGGGTGTCGGGCGCACCG